AGGGGCAGGCAGTTTTGATTCACACCAAAAAATTTGAAATCCAGTGAGGAGTTTTTTAAAATGGACAAACAAAAGGTATATGAACAAGAATTAAAGAAATTGAAAGAGATATTTCAAGAAGTTGAGGAACCTAAAAGAAAATTAGTAGAGGGTTTAATTGAAGATGCAGCATTCCTGAAAGCAGAAAATTATGAGTTAAAGCAAATACTAAAAGAAACTGGGATGGTGAAGGTCCATCCTGAATATACAGATCTGCAAAAGACTACAGAAGCTGCTAGACAGTATTTAAAGAATGTGAATAGTTATTCTGTAGTTATAAAAACTTTAAATAGTGTATTAAGTAAAAACTTAATTGAGGAGGATGAAGATTTAGCAGAATTTGAGTAGGTGATTAGATGAACGTTGATAAGGTTAGAGAGCTGCGGGAAAAGTACCCTAGTTCTTTTTTATTGGAATATATTGAGAAATGCAAATCGGGCGAAATATTAATTGGCCATGAATTAATGGCTATGTTGGATATATTACTAAGTCATTTTGATAATCCAGCGATAAAAGTAGATTTTGCTGATGCTCATAAGAGAATAAAATTCATAGAAACTAAATGTAAGCACTTTGAGGCTCCCTTTGCAGGGAAGCCTTTTATTTTGGAACTATTTCAGAAGGCATTTATAGAAGCTATATATAGTTTCAAAATATATGATGAAGAGATAGGCAGACTGGTTAGACTTTATCAAGAAGTTTTATATCTTGTTGCCAGGAAAAATGGAAAAACTCCTTTGATAGCAGCTATATGTTTATCTGAATTTTTTTGTGGTCCTCAAGGGATTAAGATATTATGTTCAAGCAATGATTATGACCAAGCTGATATAATGTTTCAAGCTATTAATGCTATGAGAGAGGAGAGCCCTTCATTAGAAAAAGTAACCAGGAAAAATCAAAAGGGAATATTCTTTGGCAATCCTAGAAAGAAAAATAAGAAGGGTAAGTTTTCATATAAAAATAAAGGCAATATTAGGAAAATATCTGCAAGAACAGGGGCAAAGGAAGGTAGGAATATAGCAGTTGGAGCTGTAGATGAAATACATGAGATGAAAGATAATACTTTAATAATGCCTATTAGGCAAGCCTTATCTACACAAGATGAACCTCTGTATTTTGAATTGACTACAGAAGGAGTAGTAAATGATGGTTATTTAGATGAAAGGTTGAAAGAAGCAAGAAAAGTATTAGATGGAGACTTGGAGAGACCTAGATGGTTGATATGGTTATATACTCAGGATAGTGAACAGGAGATATGGCAGGATGAAAAAACATGGGTAAAGAGTAATCCTGGACTTGGAGTAATAAAGAAGTGGTCTTTTTTAAGGCAGATGGTAGAAGAAGCTAAAACAAGTAAATCAAAGAGAGTATTTGTTTTATCTAAGGACTTTAATATTAAGCAAAATAATGCTGAAGCATGGTTAACTCCTGAAGAAATAGAAAATGAAGAAACTTTTGATATTGAGGAATTTAGAAATTCATTTGCAATAGGTGGTGTAGACTTAGCACGAACAGGAGACTTGGCAAGTGCAAGAATTTTATTAATGAAACCAAATGATCCAAAAAAATACTTCTATCAACGATACTTTATTCCTGAATCTAAACTTGAAAGATTATCTAAAAATGATTTAGAAAGATTTAAAGAATGGATAAGACAAGACCTAATAACAGTATCTCCAGGAAATGAAAATGACTTTAGCCTAGTAACTCAATGGTTTGTAAAGTTATATAAGGATTATGGCATAAGAGTATTTAATACTGGATACGACAAGTGGAGTGCTGCTTATTGGGTAAAAGAGATGGAAAGCTATGGGTTTGACTGCACAAGAGTAAATCAAGATCATGGATCATTATCTAATGCATATAAACAAATTGAAGCTGACTTAAAAAGTAAGCTAATAGTATACAACAATAATCCAATAGATAAATGGTGCCTTGAAAATGCATCATTGAATATAAACTCAAAGGAAGAAATTTTGGTTGTAAAACCTCAAGGCCAAGATGATAAGAAGATTGATGGTGCTGTTACAATGGGAATATGCTACAAGATCTATTTGGACCACAGAACTGAATTTTTAGATTTAATAAGGAGGTGATAGTATTTGGCATTTAAAGATTTTGTAAAAAACATATTTAAGGGTAGTGAAACTAATAAGCAAATGCAGCAAGTAAGAATGTTAGATGGATATAGTCCAATCTTTAGCCAGTTTGGACAAAATGTATACGCCTCTGATGTGGTCCAGATGTGTATAGATATTATAGCAACAGAATGTAGTAAACTCAGGCCACAGCACATAAGAACAGATAAAAATGGAATGCAGGTTACTGTAAATAGTAGTATAAATAGACTTTTTAAATTTGCACCTAATGAATTGATGACAACTAGAGATTTTATAGAAAAAATTATCTGGCTTTTATATATGAACTACAATGCCTTTATATATCCAACGTATGAAGTGAAAACAAATGATAGAGGTAACACCTATAGGAATTATACAGGTTTTTATCCACTAAATCCAACGCAAGTGACTTTCTTGCAAGATACAACAGGAAAGCTATTTGTAGAATTAGGATTTGCAAATGGAGATAAATTTACACTAGCTTATTCAAATATCATCCATCTTAGAAAGAAGTTTTCTGTAAATGACGTAATGGGTGGAGGAATGGATGGTCAGCCAGATAATAAAGCTTTACTCAAGGTGCTTCAAATAAACGATACAGTATTACAAGGATTAGAGAAGGCTATTAAAACTAGCTTAACTATAAGAGGAATAATCAAAATCAATACACTCATGGATGATGAAAAACAACAAGCAGAAAGAAGAAGATTTGAAGAAGCAATAAATAGCAGCAAGTCAGGAATACTTCCTTTAGATTTGAAAGGCGATTATATTGATTTAAAGCCAGATCCTAAAATTATAGATAAAGATACATTAGAATTCTTAGAGAAAAAGATACTTTACTACTATGGCGTATCTATGCCAATTCTATCTGGGGATTTTACTGATGAGCAATATCAAGCATTCTATGAAAAGACATTGGAACCATTAATTATAAGTTTAGGTCAGGCATTTTCTAAATGTATATTTACTCAAAGAGAGCTTGAAGTGGGGAATGAAATAGTATTTTATCCTCAAAAATTACTATTTACTAACACTAAAAACAAAATAGCAGTTGCAGACATATTAGGCAATCGTGGAGCTTTGACGAATAATCAATTACTTGAATTATTTGGTTATCCTCCGTATAAGGGCGGAGATGAAAGATATATGAGTTTGAATTATATTGATGTAACGCTAGCAAATGAGTATCAGATGAAGAGGGCAGGAATGAAGAGGAAAACGGAGGTGATTGATGATTACAAAAAAGCTACCCTCTAAAGATGAAATGGCAATTCGAAGTTTTAATATGCAAGACTTAAGAGCTGTAGATGATGGTTATTACATAGAAGGTCATGCAGCAGTTTATGATGAGAAAACTAATATAGGGGGCCTTTTCTATGAAGTAATTGAAAGAGGAGCTTTTGATGAATGCGACTTTGATGATGTATTATTCAGTGTAAATCACGATTTGACAAAGATACCATTAGCAAGAAGTAGGAGAAACAATGGAAATTCAACAATGCAATTGAAAGTAGATAATAAAGGTTTATATATAAGAGCCAATCTTGATGTAGAAAACAACACAGAAGCTAAAAATCTATATAGTGCAGTAAAAAGAAGAGACATTGATGGAATGTCTTTTATTTTTTATGTGCAAGAAGATAGATGGGAAGATTTAGACAAAGACATGCCAACTAGGCATATTTTAAAAATTAAAAAAGTAAGAGAAGTAAGTGCAGTAAACTTTCCTGCTTATAGCGGGACTGATATAAATGCTCGGGACCAGGCTGTATTGGATAATGCAGCAAAGGCATTGGAGAATGCTAGGTCCAAGGAGTTGGATAACTCTAAAGAGCAGATAGAAATATTAAGACTAAGAGCACAAATTTTAATGAAAGGGTAAGGTGATAAATAATGAATATGAAGAAAAAATTATTAAATCTATTAAAACAAAAACAAGAGAGAAAAGCAGCTTTAGTTAAAAGAGCACAAGAGACTGACAATATTGAAGAATTGAGAAGTATTAATACTGAGTTAGAGACTCTAAATGGAGAAATAGAGGAACTAAGAAACATTATAGACGCATTAGATGATGAAGAACCAGTAAATGAACCAAGTGAAGGTAGAGACAATAATCCAGAAGACGGAGAATCAAGGAATCAACCTATAGGTGGAACACAGATTCTAGGAACTTATGGAATAGGACAATCTCAACAACAAACACAAAGAGCAGTAGACAGATTTGATACTGTAGAATATAGAACTGCATTCATGAACTATGTAACCAGAGGAGAAAGATCTGACATATTAGAATTTAGGGCTGATGCAACTACTGGTGTAGGCGATATAGGAGCTGTTATTCCTACTACGATATTAAACAGAATCGTAGAAAAATTAAAAGATTATGGAATGATATGGTCCAGAGTAACTAAAACATCCATGCAAGGTGGAGTAGAAATTCCAGTAGCAAATGCAAAACCAGTTGCAACTTGGGTTAACGCAGGAACTATGTCAGATAAGCAAAAGAAAGTTGTTAACGGAACCATATCTTTCTCATATCACAAACTACAATGCAGAGTTGCTGTTGAATTAGTAGCTGGTACTGTAGCAATGCCTGTATTCGAACAAACTATTTCAGACAATATCTATGAAGCAATGATTGTTGCATTAGAACAAGCTATTATATCAGGTAGTGGAGTAGGACAACCTTTAGGAATAATTAACGATTCAGCAATTCCAGCAAATCAAATAATAGATGTTTCTGTTGAAGATATAGCAAAATATGATACCTGGACAGAGTTAATTGCAAAGGTACCAAGAAAATACAGAAATAGGGCCACTATCATTATGGCAGATGCAGACTGGAACAAATACATTCTAGGTATGACTGATAATAATGGGCAACCTATAGCAAGAGTAAACTATGGTATAGATGGAACACAGCAAGAGAGACTTCTTGGAAAAGAAGTAATTCCTGTAGAAGATTATCTACCTTCAATAGACGATGCAGCTCCTGGAGATGTGTTTGCAATAATCTGCAATCTATCCGATTACATGGTAAACAGCAACATGCAAATGACTTTCAAGAGATACTTCAATGAAGATACTGATGAATGGATTAGTAAATCAACTATGATTTGTGATGGTAAACTTGCAGACAGAAATGGAGTAGTATTATTAAGAAAGGCAGCTGAGTAATGAGGTGATATAAATGAGTAATATTCTTACTCAAAAAGAGGCATTCGACATCTTAAGATTAGATGGGGATGCCTCTTTATATCCTCAACTTGATATTATATTGCCAGCTATAGATGAGTATTTGGAAACAGCAACGGGGAAAGATTGGGCTAAAGATGATACAAAAGATCCTTTGGCAAAGATGGTAGCAAGTGTACTACTTGTTAGATGGTTTGATGATCCAGGAATGATTGGAAAAGTAGAAGATAAAGGGATAATAAGCCTTGTTAGCCAGCTCCATGCAAAAGCTATAACAGAGGTGACTAACGATGGTTAATCCAGGTGAATTAAGACATAGAATAACAATTCTAGAGTATAAAACCGTAAAAGATGAAGAAGGAATTGTCACTAAGCAATGGGTGCCTTTGAAGACAGTTTGGGCAGCTAGGCAAAACTTACATGGTTCCGAATTCTTTGCAGCTCAACAAGCCCAATCTAAAGCTACAGTTAAGTTCAAAACTAGATATATTAAAGACATAACAACGGATATGAGAATAAAGCATGGAGAAGAAGTATTTAATATTGTTTACATCGACAATATAAAAGGCTTAAATAGAGAAATGGAATTCCTATGTGAGTTGGTGGATCAATGAGTGCTGAAATGAAACTTGAA